TATAGCGACTGGCTGCTTGAGTCTGCCCGGGCGCGTGGTGACCTGGCTAATGTGATAGCCGGTTCAATTGGTCGCGGCATTAATCCAAAAGAAACTGCTCGCATCATCAGTCAGCGGCTTGACGTCTCAATGGCCCGAGCGAAGAACATGGCGCAGACAGAGCAGGTCGGAGCGTTGCGTAAAGCTCAATGGCAGGAAACGGATTGGGCGCGTGAACGGTTAGGGCTGAATACTGCAGTGCTCTGGTTGTCGGCGCTAAAGCCCACAACTAGGTCATGGCACCGTGCAAGGCACGGCAGAACATACTCCACAGAAGATGTAGAGGAGTTCTACTCTCGCGACGGCAACAGATACCATTGCTATTGTGCTCAGGTCCCTGTGATTCTTGATGAAAAAGGTCAGGTGGTTAATCAAGGATTGGTGGAAAGACTGAATAAGGAAAGAGAATCGTGGAAGCCAGAATAACTACAAGGTAAAATAATGAGGTCCGGCTAGGGTAGCTCCCGAAAACGCAGAACACAGACTGCGCGCCGGACACCATCTCTGTGAAACCCACTGTGAGGTTTATAATGAATTCTACTGAAGATTTGAAGTTGCTTCAGAAGCAGTCTTTGGCAAATGCCAGAAAAAGCGGTGAGAAGCATTATCGTAGCCACGTGCCATGCAAGCGCGGACACCTTGCTGATCGACTCGTATCAACCCAGCAGTGCTGCAAATGCCTCGAAGAGAGAAAGCGCATGATGCGAAAGGTTGATGGTGTGCCCCAAAATAAATCTTCTGCTGTAAAGAAGAATACCGCTGTCAATCTAGGCAAGTCACACTACTTTACTGGCACTCCTTGTAAGTATGGTCATCTCGCCCCACGACTTGTATCTACTAGGCAGTGTACGGAATGTTTGTCTTTGAGGGCGCGTAAAGGGCAGTCAGCCATTATTAGCGAAGAAGCTAAAATGCGCCGTAATGCGCAAAAGCGCAGCCGGGTTGGACGGGCTAAAAATCGGGCTTATTACGATGCGGTCTTGAAACACGATTCCAACTACAAGCTACGAAGAAAGGCTTATGACGAGATAAATAACGCCTTGGCATGGAATAGCGGTAACGTAAAATCGGCAATTGGTTATACATCGGATGAGTTACGCGAAAGAATTCAGTTGCAGTTCCAGCCAGGAATGACATGGGAAAACCGTGGCGATTGGGATATAGACCATCGCAAGCCAATATCGGCTTTCATTGCAGAAGGTGTTGATGATTTAAAGGTAATTAACGCCTTAAGTAATCTTCAACCTTTATGGAAAGAAGAAAATGCCGTAAAGGGCAGCAAGTATATACCAGAGTAACAAATAACAAGAGGTCGCCACGGCGGCCTTTTTTATTGCCTGAAATCCATCCCATGAGGAAGCAGCATGAAACGCAATCGCGTTAACGTGCTGTCCGTCGTCAACTCTGCGTCAAACATCACAACCGAAATCATCAACGGCAGGCCACACATCGTGGTCCGTGGCGTCACGCCTATCGTTGACGACATCGTGATGAACGGCAAGTTGTATACGGCAGCAGAAATCGCAAAAGGCTACAAAACCCTTGAGCGCACTCCAATGCCTTTAGGGCATCCAAAAGTTGACGGCAAGCACGTCTCAGCCCGCGATGTTCAGGCTGTCAATGAATACCACGTAGGTGCATGGCTGCAGGATGTTGAGCATAAGGACGGCAAAGTATCTGGCGACATGTACGTTGATCGCCGCTATGCCGAATCAACTGAGAAGGGCCAGCGGCTGGTCAATCGACTTGATGACATGGCAGCGCGTAAAAATGTTGAGCCAATCCACATTTCCACAGGGCTTCTTTACTCCGGTATCGCCGCTAATGGCGAGTCAAAGGGCAAGAAGTACCGCGAAATCGTCACCAACATGATGTTTGACCACGTAGCCAACCTGCTCGATGAACCGGGTGCCGGCACTCCAGAGGAAGGTGTCGGCATCTTCGTCAACTCCGATGGCTCCGAGCAGGAACTGGAAGTGGTGAACCTGGCTGAAGCCGAGACGCCAGATCCTGATTTACCGCAAGACCCCGCACTTAAAACACTTTTCAACCAGCTAAAGGCGTTTTTCAGCGCCAACAGCAATTCCGTCAAAGAGGAAGCAAACCCGATGAAAGAACTCATCACCAATGCGCTGAAAGCGAAAGGCATCGACGTTGAAGGCAAGTCCGATGCTGAGCTGATGGACGCTTACAACCAGATGGCAGCTGATGACGCTAAAGCGAAAGCCGAAGCCGATGAAAAGGCCAAGAAAGAGAAAGAAGAGGCTGATAAGAAAGCCAAAGAGACGGCAACGAACAGCGAGCAGGCCCCGGCATGGTTCAAGCCATTTGCCGACAAACTGAACACCATTGAAAGCGGTCTGGCGGTTAACGCAGACAAAGAAAAGGGCGAAAAGCGCAATGCCGTGAAGGCTAAGTTTGGCCTGGACGATATGGCAGTCAATGCTCTCGATGGTGCAGCGCTGGATGGCCTGTATGCACAGTGCCAGACCACTACCGGCCTCAACGGTTCTTTCCGTCAGGTCAACTCAGATAAAACCCTCAGCGAAATGCCGGAGTAAATGATGGCTAAAGATGGAAAGCATGTAATTCACGCGGGCGGTGTATTCCCTAACCCGCTCCTGAATCGTGAAGGTGCAGCGGCAGCAGATACCAAGGCCGGCACTATCGGCTTCTTTGATGCGGGCAAGTTCACTGCATCGGTTGATGGTAATGAAGAAGCGATTCTTTATGTCGCCAACTACGACTATCTGCGCTGCCTGACCGTTGATGACAGCATTCCGGCAGGCGAACTGGTCGAGGGTATCCAGCCAATGCAGGGCATGTTCCTGAACGTACGCGCGGCGGCCGGCACCTACAAAAAAGGTCAGCCGCTTTCAATCGCTAATGGGCAGGTTAAAGCGCAAGCCGCTGACGAGTCCATTCGCTGCTTTGTAGAAGAAGACAAAGCCTATACCGCCGCTGCAGGTGACCTGCTGCGCGTTGTAATCAAGTAAGGAGCACCTGAATGTTTGTATTTTCCCGTTCCCTGGGCGAACGCACTGGAAACCTCGAGGTTAACCAGTCTCAGTTTGCCGAACTGCAAATGGCGCGTAATGCGGGTGCTCAGGCTGCTGCCGATTTCCTCGGTCGCGTGCGTGGCATTCGTGAAGATGCCGGCCGTCTGGATGCCGTCAATGCTGTTGACGATATCCGCCGCCTATATCGCGCTTTCGATACCACCGTTCTGGCCCAATTCGAGCCAACCACTCAGTTCACCCTGCTGAATGACCTGATGCCGCTGTCTCGCTCAGTGCGCATTGAACAGTCACGTTACGATTACGCTCGTACCGGTGGCCGTGGCTGGGCGCACACATCTATGTCTGGTCAGATTGGCGCGGCGCTGGATGCGAAGAGCTACACCTTTGACGGCACCATGGTTCCGGTGCACGACTCAGGCTTCAAGTTCACCTGGCGCGACCCAATCTTCAACAGCCCGTCGGCACTTCAGTCTCAGGCTGATGCGCAGCGTGGCTCTGTTGAAGACGTGCAGCGTCAGTACGTTGACTACATGTTCAACGGCTTCCGCGATTCAGAAGGCAACTACGTTAAGTTTGACGGCCTGACCTGGAAAGGCCTGAAGGCTGACGAGCGCGTTGCTCAGGTGACTCTGACCTTTAACTTTGCAACCAGCACCGATCCGGTAGCGCTGCGCACCAATGCGATCGCCATGCGTGATGTGGTTCGCGTAACCAACAGCCAGTACGCACCGCAGACGTGGTACGTGTCAGCAGAGATCATGTCGAACCTTGAGCGTTACTTCGACGTTAACGCAACCCGCACCGTGCTGGAAGAGCTCCTGAAGCTGTCGGGCATCGCGGCCATCAAAGAAGATGCGCAACTGTCAGGTAACGAAATCCTGATTGTGCCACTGACTGCAGGCGTCATTGCTCCGATCGTCGGACAGGCTATCGGTACTGTTGCTGACCCTCGCCCGTTCTACAACAGCGATTACATCTGGCGTACATGGGGTGCGATGGGTCTGATGGTTAAGCAGGACATCAACAACAAGTACTCCGTTATTCACGCTTCGAGCTAAGGAAAAAACATGGCACTCGTAAAGGTATTGGTTTCAAACCTCTTTGCCGGTGCCGGCTTCCAGAAACTGGAGACCGGTCAGGTTTATGACGTAGAGGATGCGGTCGCTGAAAAGTGGCTCGCACAGGGTAAAGCCGAAAAGACCACCGAGAAGAAAGGCGAAAAGCTGGCCTTCGAAGTGGCAACACCGTCTGCACCTGTAAGCACTGATACATCGGTGCTGCAATCGAAGCTTGATGACGCGCTTGAACAGGTCAAACAACTGCAGGACGCCGCTGAGAGCAAAGAGAAAGAGCATGTAGCTGCTCTGGAAACAGAAACCAAGCGAGCTGACGAAGCCGAGGCAGCGCTGGCGGCCGCAATCAAAAAGGATAAGTAACCATGGCAGTGCAGATAACAGCAGCGCAGGTTAAACAGCAGTTATCTGCGCTGGGTTACTCCGTCCCGGACTTCATGATTGATGCCTATCTGTGCAAGTTAGGCAGTATCAGCATGTGCCTGGAGGCGGCTGGCTACGATGAATGCGATCTGACGCTGATTCAGATGTACGCCGTGACGTTGATGGCGGTAACCGCCTTCAGCCAGCGCATCAAATCACAGTCAGCGCCTTCAGGGGCGTCGCGGTCATTCGATTACAGCGGTGATGTGAAAACTATGCGCAACACTCTCGCTGCGCTGGACAAGTCTGGATGCACCTCATCATTACCGATTGATGTCGGCAGCAGCGTGGGCTTCTTCGACGTCGTGGGTGGCTGCTGATGGACATACCGGCATCATTGCGCCTTCCTAGAAAATTCCAGCGCGTGTGGGTGAAGACCGATAGCGGGAAGGAAACTACCGGCTATGT